TGAACGATAGGATATTAATTAGGGACAAAAGGTATATCATAAACGAGATAAAAACGGAAACAACCACAGGAGATGTGGATTTAGTTTTGTTAAATGATTTTCGTTCTATAAAGGCATTAAATGCCCCTAAGACAGGAAAGGGAGTATTAACTGTAACGGTGGGTGTGTTATTACCTACTGGAGTAACTGAGGTTGCTTTAGATATGGGAACTACAGGTGTAACTGCAAGTGCTGCGACAATTACTACAGACACGGATGTTGTATTTACTTACCCTGTAGTTACTCCAAGTTATACGATTATCGCAGAAAACTCAGACGATTTAATAACGGAGTTTAACCAATACCTAAGAGGAGAAGAAGGAAACACTAACGTTTACGATATAGAATTAACTTATACAAACGAGGACGGAAGCACAGAGGTAGACATCCTAACACTAACACAAGAAGTATGATTAAGAATATTTTAGAACTGCTTAAGATAGACGATTTCTACGGAAAAACGGAGTTCATTGACATAGCAAAAGGTAAGTATAAAATACCTACAAGTGTACGTGAAGCATACAAACAAGGTAAAAGAGAGTTAAAGAGTAAAAGACGTAAGTAATGGCTGAAAAGAAAGTAATAGAATTAGAGGTTAAGAGTGACTCGTTAGGAAGTCTTAAATCGCAACTAAGAGCAGCACAGAATGAAGTTACTGCTATGGCAGAAAAGTTCGGTGCAACTTCTGAACAAGCCGTTAAAGCAGCAAAGAAAGCAGCGGAATTAAAAGATGCTATCGGAGATGCTAAAGCGTTAACAGATGCCTTTAACCCAGACGCTAAATTCAATGCGTTATCTGCTTCTATTGGCGGTGCGTTAAATGGGTTTCAAGCCTTTGAAGGTGCTTTAGGTTTAGTAGGTGTAGAATCTGAAAATGTACAGAAGACTTTGCTTAAGGTTCAATCTGCTATGGCACTATCTCAAGGTGTTCAAGGATTGATGGAAGCTAAGGATAGCTTTAAGCAATTAGGAGCAGTAGCAGCGGATGCGTTAAAAGGAATACGTACAGGAATCGCAGCAACAGGGATAGGTTTATTAGTTATTGCGGTAGGTACTTTAGTAGCTTATTGGGATGACATTAAAAGTGCTATTAGTGGAGTTAGCGCAGAGCAAGAAGCGTTAAATGTTAAATCACAAAAAGACGTAGACCTACAGAAAGAAAAATTAGAGAGTTTAGATTCTCAAGACAATATCTTAAAGCTACAAGGACTTACCGAAAAGCAAATACTTCAGCTTAAAGTAAAGCAAACAGATGAAGCTATAAAGGCTTATGAAATATCTATTAAGAATCAGGAACAAACTTTAAAGGCACAGATACAAGCCGAGCAGCGAAATAAAGAGATACTTAAAGGAATACTTCAATTTATTTTAGCACCTATAAACCTACTCTTAAAAACCGTAGACGAGATAGGCGCATTTTTAGGTAAGGATTGGAACTTGCAAGACCAAGTAATGGATTGGACTGCTTCATTAATCTTTGACCCTAAAGAAGTAGAAGAAGAAGGAATGAAGGCTATAGCAGAATCTAAAAAGGCTTTAGCAGAATTAAAGAACCAACAAGCAGGATTTAAATTAGAAATACAAGCTATTGACAAAGCCGCAGCGGATGCACGTAAACAAGCACAGAAAGAAGCAAACGATAAACGAGTAGCAGCAGAAAAGGAAGCGAATGATAAGCTAAAAGAACTTGCTGAAGAAAAAGCTAAATTTGATTTAGAGCAGATTGAACTTGATGAAATTAGACAAGAACAAGCCTACCAAAGAAAGTTAGATGCAGCAGCAAAAGCAGCAGAAGAAGAAAAGGCTATGGAAGATGCTTTACGAGCAGAACGATTAGCAGCAGAACAAGCAGATGAAATAAGACAAGAGGAAGCGTGGGCAAGAGAGCAAGAAGGAATAGCAAAACTTCAAGAATTAAAATACGCAGCAGTTTTACAAGGTTTAACATTAATCTCTGACTTATCCGAAGTATTTGCTAAGAAAGGAGAGAAACAAGCTAAGAGAGCATTTGAGATACAAAAGGCAGCAAGTATAGCGGCAGCAGTAATAACAACTTACCAGAGTGCAGTTAGTGCGTATCAATCTCAGTTCTTACCATTGCCCGACCCAACGTCACCTATTAGAGGTGCTATCGCAGCAGGTATAGCCGTAGCAGCAGGATTAGGAAACGTAGCTAAAATAGCATCACAAAAGTTTGAAGGTAGCGGTTCTATTAGTGCTTCAGCTACACCAAGTGGTGGTGGCGGAGGTGGAGGTGGTTCAGTTATCACTCCTAACTTTAACTTAGTAGGAAACGCTCAAGCAACTAATCCACTAGCAGGATTAGGAGAAGGATTAATTCAAGCCTATGTAGTAAGTGGAGATGTAACGACTGCTCAGTCTTTAGATAGGAATAGAGTAAATAACGCAACGTTTGGATAATTATAAAGTTATTAGGATATGAATAAGATAATAGAATTAGTGATAGACGAGAACGATGAGATGAGCGGAATAGATGCCGTTTCTGTGGTTAGTTCTCCTGCGATAGAGGAAAATTTTATTGCGTTACATAAACACGAAGTAGAGTTGAAAGAAATAGATACTGAGAAGCGTATCTTAATGGGTGCTGCTTTAGTTCCTAATAAACAAATCTACAGACGTAACGACAAGAACGAAGAGTATCATATCTATTTCAGTAAAGACACGGTTAGAAAAGCATCTGAGTTATTCTTAATGAGAGCAAACCAAAATAACGCTACATACGAACACGATAAAAAATTAAGTGGAATGAGTGTTGTAGAATCGTGGATTATCGAAGATGAGAAAAAAGACAAGTCTGCAAAATACGGATTCAGTCTACCGGTAGGAACGTGGATGATTTCTATGAAGGTAAACAACGATGAGGTATGGAAAGACGTAAAAGAAGGTAAAGTAAAAGGATTTTCTATTGAAGGTTACTTTGCAGACAAATACGAGATGAGCCTTAACCCTACGATTACTGAGCCAGAAACAGAAGAGGAATTAATTGAGAAGTTAAAAGCACTTATATTAAAAGCTGAACAAGAGGAATTAGAAGAGGGAGTAGAGCATTACACAAAAGACGGAAAGGTATATACAGGCCCAACGCATAAAGACGCTTCAGGTAGATTAATGACGGGAGCGGTACATACAGAAGATAGCGAGTATTTATATCATAAAGACGAACTACCCTTACAACTTGAAAGCTACACAGACTACCCAGAAGCAGCTAAAGAAAACGCTAAGATAGCTTTGAGATATGCAGAAGAAAACGGATGGGGAGACTGCGGCACACCTGTAGGTAAAGCACGAGCAAATCAGTTAGCAAATGGCGAACCTATAAGCGAAGAAACTATTGCACGAATGGCATCGTTTGAACGTCAACGTCAAAACTCTGACAAGGAGTTAGGAGATGGTTGCGGTAGATTAATGTGGTTAGCGTGGGGTGGTGATGAAGGAGTAGAATGGGCGCAACGTAAATTAGAACAAATCAAAAACAAATAAGATGGCAAAACAAAAAACACTAAGTAAGACAAGTCCTAAAGGCGGTAAAAGAGGATGTCTTTGTGACGACGGCACGTATAACTCAAAATGCTGCACAGGAGAGTTGCAAAATCAAGGAGTTGGTAGTACGGTAAATCAAGTCGTAAGTAACGTTGTAAACACGAACACGGAAAGACAGATTAATTAAAAAATACAACAGAATAAAAACACGAAAGTTATTAAGTTATAAATGTTAAATATGAAAAAGAACGTAATCAATCAAATTAAAGAACTTCTTGGGATGGAAGTTAAATTGGCTACTATGAAACTTTCCGATGGAATGACTATTCTAGAAGCTGAAGTGTTTGAAGCAGGAGCAGAAGTTTTTATAGTTGCTGAAGACCAAAAAATCGCTTTGCCTGTAGGAGAGTATGAATTGGAAGATTCTAAAATGTTGGTAGTAATCGAAGAAGGTATTATTGCTGAAATTAAAGAAATGGAAGCTGAAGAGGAAATGCCAATGGAAGAGCCAGAAGCAGAAGCAGAGGTAGAAGTTGAAGCAGAAGCAGCGGCACCTAAAGATATTAAAAAGACAGTTGAATCTATCGTTAAAGAAACGTTCTTCTCAGAAATGGAAGCACTTAAAATTGAAAACGAAGAGTTGAAAGCTAAATTAGAAATGTTTTCAAAAGTTGAGCCTACTACAGAAGTTGCTACTGAAGAAACTACTAAAGAAAATAAGGTTGAATTAGAGGAAGTATCTCCTATCACTTTCAACCCTGAGAATGTAAATAAAGCAGAAGGATTCAAATTTGCTTCTAAAAGAGCAAGAACTACAATGGATTCTATACTTGAAAAATTAAATAAATAATTAACTAATAATTTAAAAAAAAGATGGCTACTACAACATCAATTACAACTACTTACGCTGGGGAGTTCGCAGGTAAGTACATTGCTGCAGCACTTTTGTCTGCACCAACTTTAGAGCAAGGTGGTTTAACTATCCACCCAAATGTTAAGTACAAACAAGTTATCCAACGTGTTGCTACTGACGGAATCGTTAAGAACGCTACTTGTGATTTTGACGCTACTTCAACTTTAACTCTTACTGAAAGAGTATTGAATCCTGAAGAGTTCCAAGTTAACCTACAACTTTGTAAAAAAGATTTCCACCAAACTTGGCAGGCGGCAGAGATGGGTTACGGAGCATTCGATGTTCTTCCTAAATCTTTCGCTGATTTCCTTATTGCTCACGTAGCTGAGAAAGTTGCTTCTCATATGGAAGGTGTTATTTGGGAAGGTAACAATGCTTCTGCAGGTGAGTTCTCAGGTATTATGCGCCAACTTGCAGTTGATTCTGCTTTACCATCCGCACAAGAGGTAGCAGGTACTACAGTAGATGCAGGTGACGTTATCGCTGAACTTGGTAAAATCGTAGACGCTTGTCCATCACGTTTGTACGGACAACCTGATTTGAAATTGTATCTTTCTTCTAACATCGTACGTGCTTATATCCGTGCTTTGGGTGGATTCGGTGCATCAGGTTTGGGTGCTAATGGTGTTAACGCACAAGGTACTCAGTGGTATACTAACGGTTCACTTTCTTTCGATGGTATTCCAATCTTCTTGGCTTATGGTCTTGATGACAACAGAGGTCTTTTAACTCAGTCTTCTAACCTACACTTCGCTACGGGTCTTCTTTCTGACTTGAATGAAGTTAAAGTTATCGATATGGCAGACCTTGACGGTTCTCAAAACGTACGAGTAATTATGCGTTTTACTGCCGATGCTAAATACGGATTCGCAGGAGATTGTGTTACTTACGGTGTAACTAACTCAGCTAACTAATCTTAACCAATAAAATAACGAGGGTGGTGGAATATCTACCACCCTTTTTTTATAAAATATTAACCACACTTTAACAAAGTGTTAAAATTTTAACAAATGAGCTGTGATATTGCAAACGGAAGAATAGAGCCTTGTAAAGATGCGGTAGGTGGTTTAGATGCTATCTACATTATCAATTACGGAGACTATTCTTACCCAAATGATTTAACGTATAACGTTACCAACACGGATGTTATTGATGACATTAACAACGTAACAAACGTGTATAAATTCGAACTTAAAGGAACTAACTCTTTTGAGCAAACGATAAACTCTTCAAGAGACAACGGAACTACTTTTGTGGAGCAGGTTTTAGTTGCTAACTTGAAAAAGCAAGATGTAGCTACCCATAAAATGGTTAAGCTACTTGCTTACGGAAGACCTCACATCGTGGTAAGAAACAGAAACAATCAGTTCTTTCTTGCAGGTGTAGAGAGAGGAATGGATGTAACTGCGGGTACTATCTCTAACGGAACGGCACTTGGGGATTTTTCTGGATACACTTTGACGTTCACAGGAATGGAGAATATCCCTGCAAACTTCTTGAATTGTTCAACTGAGGTAGGGCTTAGAACGGTTCTATCTAACGCGACTATTGTAACAGTATAGTTTTTCTTTCATAATAGTTGGATTAGGGTAGCTTCGGTTACCCTTTTCTTTTTTAAAACAATTTGATGTGCTTTAAGTTATTATAGTATGATAGTATTAAATGTATCAGCTACAAGCCAAATTATTA